GCTTGCCATGCACGTTAGCGGTTTGCCATATCCCGCGTTACGCATCATGGGCTTTGGCGTTTGCTGGCGGACTGTGGCCGATAGCACGTGCGTTATGCACAACGCATCGGCATTGACCGCTCGCAATAGCTTGTCCGCGCCTTGTGCCGTGCCACGGCCCGCCGGTGATCTATCGAGCATGGCACGTTGCATGGGGGACTGCCTTACCCTGTCGAGCCTCGCACGCAATCGCCGTAACTCGGGCGATATGCGCGGCATGTCTTTTTCCCTCCCAATGGGTTGTGGGCGCTCGCGCCGGGTGATCCGGCGAACGACGAGGGCCTACGCACGGCCTGTGCCAAAGGCTAAGTTGTTGTGGCACAACGAACTGAACAAAGGCTTGACATGCTGAGAATGCGGACTTCCGCATTTCGTGCGGAAAGAATATGCGGAAAGCGTATAAGGCGTTGAGGCACAAGGAGTTACGACAGATCATGCCGCGCGTTGTAAGGACGCGCACGCGCTTCCAACCGCCCGCGCCCGCACCACGCGCGAGCAAGGATCATGCCAGTCCCCACGCCCACGCCCGCGTAGCAAGCCGTATGCCATTGCAAAGGCCTGACATAGGCTGGCACAGGGCTTGCTCGGGCGCGTGATGCCAGCCCGCCTGTCCAGCCCGCCTGTCCAGCGACCTTGACAGGCACCATGTGTGGACCACGCGCCCGGACCCCCGGTGCCCCCCCTTGGGCGGCGGCAATACCTTCCTAGGGGGCACACGAAATTTTTGTAAATAATCCTTGACAAGCCGCCCCGCGTGTGGTATACTCCCCATTGTGGAGGTGCACCCCAAACATGCCCAATAAGTCCATACGTACCATAGTCTTAGAGAACGCCCTTTCGCACGACCGGCTTCGCCCCCGCGACTTGGCCCGCAAATTCGGGGTCAAACTCGATACAATCTACTCCGAAACCGTCCGCTTGCGCAAAAAAGGCCTAATCCCCCCTGCCGCCCACAAGTTCAAAGCAGACAAGCCCCCGCTTCCCCAACTTGAACTGGCGGTCGGAACCGCCCCAATGGGCGTGGCAGAGAAGCACAAAGTCTGGGTCCAGCAAGACGTAGACGACATCGTGAACTCGCAGGTCATGCCGGAGCTTGAGCGCCTCCAAAAGCTCTCCAACATGGGCCGCTTCGGTCCCGACGCCATCAGCATCGCGGCCATCAAGGCCCTCGAAGACCTTGGCCGTGCCCGTGGAACCTCAGTCGGCCCCGGGAAACCGCTCACAGAGGACGAACAGATAGCCCGTCTAGCCCGCCTGTGCATAGCGCTGGGCCGCGATATAAGCGAACGCGCGTTTAAGGTCGCCTTTGAGCTGGGTTTGGAGGCAAATGTTGAACTTCAGACGAAAAACAGTGAAGAACACGGCGGAACTCCCGAAGGTGATAGTCCGCTGGGTGGACTCGGTACTAGAATCGAGTCATGAAATAGACCTTAAGGACGACCAAAGTGCATTTGGTAAGCTCCTTGAACGTGAAGACATCGGATTTTTGGTCAGAAGCGACCGAAAAGAGGTGGTCCTAGCTATCTCGCGGTGTCACGCCGACAACACCGTGTCTTATTCGAACACAATCCCGCGTGGATGGGTCAAAAAAGTCACTTATCTAACTGAAATCCCGGAGGAAGCACATGAACAACCAAATTCCAACTAGCCTACCCGAAAACTTCGAACAACTAAGCTCTTCAACACAGGCCGTCCTCTGGCCTTGGCATCTTAGGCCCTGCCCAAGCTGCGGATATTGCCCTTGTTGTGGACGTGGTGGCCATTACACACGCCCTTGGTATCCATATTACCCGTGGGATTACACTAGCACGCCCTCATGGCAGACAACCTACAACACGATTGGCCACTAGAGGACGAACGTGAGCTATGGGCGGATATTTGCAGAAAGAGCCTATGGTGGTTCGTTCGTGAGGCGTGGGGCATTGACCACAAGCCTGATGCGCGGAGCTTCACCCCCCGTGTTCACAAACCCATCTGTGATTGGCTTCAACTTAAGGGCGAGGAATGGCTTGCTAGCCGCAGAAATAAGCACCCTGTTAGCAAATACATTGCCCTGCTCGTCCCACGCGAATATTGGAAAACCACCCTCGTTGGGGCGTTTCTCGCATGGCTCCACGTCCAAGACACCGACCTCAGCACGTACATCGGGTCCGAGTCGCTCACGCAATCAGAAATGTGGTTCCTCCCAATCTATGAAACCATTCGTGGCTCAAACATCTACGCTCGTTTCCCGTGGCTCTACGGAAACTGGGAGGCGAAGGACAGGCGGTACTCGAAGTCCGAGGTTGTCCACGCTGCGCGCAAGGACACCTCTATTAAAGAGCCGTCCTTTGGAACGTGGGGAGTTGTCACCGGACTCACAGGATGCCATACTGACATCCTAGATTTCGATGACCCCATTTCGTATGACCGTCTAGAAAAAGACTCCGGTTGGCTAGATACCGTCAACGCACATGTTGACACACTCCTTCCAGTACTCAAGGCCAACGGCCTGATGATATGGCCGGGCACCCGATACGGCGATGGCGACCACTTTGGTGAGGGCTTTCGCAAACTAGGCGTTAGGTCCGTCACCGGGATGCCATTTCCAGACCACTACCAAGATTACATTCGTCCAGATGGTAAGTTCGAGGTCTATTACCTTCAGGGCCGCACACCAGACCGCATACCCACTTTCCCGGAGCAATGGCCAGAATGGCGACTTCTCGAATCAGAAACAAGTTCATCGCTTCGCCACGCGGCTCAGATAATGAACGACCCGTCAAGCAGTGCGTACAACCCCCTCACGATGGACCAAGTGAAGGACTGCTGGGTGGAGAAAGCCCACGTTCCAGTCGCCGCACTAAAGTACACTATTCATTGCGACACAGCGTTCTGGTATCAGGAGCGGCAAGCCCGAGGCGACGAGTCAGTTATTACCGTTTGGGGCCACCTGCCGGGTACTGGGGATGTTTACTACATCGAGGGGCACGGAAGCAGGCTTTGGCGCAGCGAGGACTTCAGTGAGAAACTAGTTCAGATTGTCCAACGCCTTCGCGCGAAACGGCACCGCATAGCGATGATTACCGACGAGCGCGAGATGGGCGGGAAGACGGGGGCATGGGAGCAGTTGTTGCGAAACGCCTTCCACCACGCGAACCTCGCAATGCCGCCATTTGTGCAGCTTCAACGAAGCGGAACAGCCAAGGTTCAGCGCATCACCAACGCCGCAGGCTATTGGGTGGATGGACACGTCAAGCTCATTGATAAAGCTCCCGGAGTCGAGGAACTCGTCAAGCAGATGGTGTCTATTGGTTCGGGCGCACATGATGATTGGGCCGATGCAGCAGCAGATGTGTTCCACAAAGATGTATACGTTCCAATGCGGCGCATAGGAAGCCCGGGAAGCAGGACCGAAACTCCTAGCTACCCCGGTGATGAATGGCTCAAGACAGGAAACATCACAGGCCGCGAACTAATGCGACTTTATGATAAGCAAGTAGAGGAAGAGGCCATTAAGTATAATGATTTCGATTAAGGGGTTGCGCGGCAGGGGTGCCTCCCCCCTCCCCTAACCGGGCTAGTCGCGCTAGCGCGCAACCCACTTTGGAGGTTCATGCATATCGTAGTTTGGGATTTGGAAATCGCCACACCAATCAAAGACAACAACTGGGCAGCCGCAAAGAGAGGTGAAAATGGAGTATCCTCACTTGTTGCTTGGGATAGTGTTACTGAGCGGTATCACCTATATGATGACCATACATTCGAGAAATGTGTTGAACACCTTAATTCTGCGGACCTGCTGGTTGGGTTCAACAGTATGGAATTCGATACTCCATGTTTTCAAGGCTATATGGGCGTGGTGCTCACACCGCCTCAGTTCGATATTCTTCAGGCGGTCTGGGCCGCGCTAGGTAAGCGCAGCAAGGGTTGGAAGCTCGATGACATTTGCCAAAGAACAATTGGCGAAGGTAAGTCCGGCGATGGTGAGGGCGCTCCAAAGCTCTTTGCAGAGGGACGATTTGGAGAGCTTTTTGACTATAACCTCAATGATGTATACCTTACTCGTAAGCTCTACAACCACATCATCCAATTCGGAACCCTTGTAGGCCCTGATGGTAAGCCCCTTCAATTATTAGAATACCCAGATGTCCGAGCTTAGTGTATCCATTGTTATCCCCACATATAACCGCCACCCACTTACAAAACGCGTATTAGAATCCATCTTCCTACAAAACCACCCCGCCGAAGTAATCGTGGTGGATGACGGCTCCACGGATACCACGCCTCAATTAGCACATGAGTTTCCAATCAAGTACATCCGATTGGAACGTCGAACACAAGCGTGGATGAATCCCACATACCCCAATAACGTAGGTGTACGCGTCGCAACCGGCGATATTCTAATTCTAAATAGCGGCGATGTCCGACACTTAGGAATAGACACCATTACCGAACTTACAAAACCGATAATAGAAAATCCAAAGGCATGGACGTTTGCGACCGTGGTTGCCGAAACCAGCCCAGATAGCACAGACCTAGTTGAACTAGTTTCGCCCGGCGCTCCGCGCCCATTTTGGTTCCTATGCGCCTTAAAGCGCCAATGTATATTCGATATTAATGGGTTCGATGAAGAATATACAAGGGCCGGGTACGACGATAACGATGTCGCAGACCGCCTTATTAAGGGACTTAAACTCACTCCTGTGTATTTGGAAACCGCAACCGCGCTTCATCAATGGCATGCATCTCCGGCCCCAAATGAGTATGCAGAAATGCGTGCGCTTTATAACCAAAAAACAGCAGACTGGAACGCCGGTAAAATAAACCACATTAGAAATATCGGAAGAGATTGGGGAAAGATAGATGGCAAGTAGCCCAGTAGGCGCAAGTCCCACGGTTGATGCAGCAACAGACGCACGCATCATAGACCTTGTGATGTCGCGCTACAAGCATAGCGCAAACTACCACCAAAGTTTTTATGAAAAGGCCAAGCGCTTCTATGACCTATTTCGTGGTGTAACCTCAAAGCGCCATCAAGCATGGCGTAACAACATCCATGTCCCATTCGCACTTTCCATCTTGGAATCCGATGTGTCGCGAAAGGTCCAAAGCACTTTCGGCGCATGGCCAGTGGTTGAGTTCGCAGGGTACGCCCCAGAGGATGCCCCAAGTGCGCGCCGTAATACTATTCTCATCAGCGCCCAACTCAAGGATTGCGGTTCGTTCAACAAGGCTATTGACTTCTTTACTTCCGCGGACATCTATGGTACTGCCTTCGCACGTGTGGGATGGACAACCAAAGCAGAGCTAGAACGATACCGTGAACCAAACGAGGTTCTTGGGGGCGAGGAAATTAAAACCCGCGAAGTCATCACTTTCGATGGACCGGACTGGGAAGTTCTAGATATTCTAGACTGCTTTCCGCAGCCGGGAATCAAGAACATTGACGACATGGCGTGGTTTATTATCCGCTACAACCTCGACCTTGATGAAATCGAGCGCCGTGCATATCTAGGCGTATACGACGATTCCGGTGTTCAGGCCCTTAAGCGCAGTCCCGGTTCCGGCGAAGCAGACCGAATGATTGCAGAGCGCCAAGGATACTATCGCTCGATGCAGGATTACGAAGCGCGACAGGGCGAAAAGTTTGCCAAGCCGGTAGAAATCATCGAATACTGGGGCCTAGTCCCAAATGACTTCGCTAAAAATGAAATTATCAACCGTGTAATTAGTGTGGCCAATGGGCAGGTAGTGCTTCGTAATCGAGAATTTCCATTCTGGATTAAGAAGAAGCCATTCTTTAGCTACAGCCCGATGCAGGACCCCCACTATCTATTCGGTATTGGAAAAATCGAGCCGATTGCCAAGCTCAACATGACAGCCAACAAGCTCGCATCACAAAAGCTCGATGTGTTAGAACTCTTTGGTTCGCCTGCGTTCATCACTTCCGCACAAGCCGGACTCGACAAACAAAACCTCTTCATGCAGCCGGGACGGCTATTTGCGTCCGATGCCCCCGATGTAAGCGAGTCACACATCCGAGCAATCAGCCCCGACCTTCGCGGTGTCCAAAACATTTACCAAGAAATCGAACAACTCTGGCGTTGGGCACAGCAGGCAACAGGAATTGTCGAAGACACGGTAATGGGAGGCCGTGGCCAAAGCCGTGAAACAGCGACCGGCTTCAGTGGACGACAAGAAGGGGTGGTAAATCGCCTCATGCTTGAAGTAATGAGTGCGGGCGAGGGCTTTGTAGAGCCACTGACAAACTACATGCGAGCACTAAATCGTCAGTTCCTTAGTCTTCCACACACAGTCAAAATCCTAGGCTCAAGCGCAACCACGAACCCAATCACCGGCTACCCGCTCCCACCTGAACCAGTCGAAATTAACAACGCAGATGTAAATATGGACTATCGCGCCCGCGCAATCGGCGCGCTCCATATGCTCAGCCGCTCTGCACGGCGTCAAGATATTCTAGCCCTTACACAGATTGTCCAAGCCAACCCGGCCTTCATTCAACTAGTCAATTGGGCAGCATGGCTTCGTGAGACTATAGAAATCTTCGAGATGAACCCCGGCGAGTTGCTTAATGCACAACAAACACAGCTTGGACAGCAGATAGCCATGCAGGAGGGCGAGGGCGGAATGGCGGGTATGCAACCCACAATCACCCCCGAGAGCATGGACCTAGGAGGCTAAGTGAAGCACCTCAGCGCAATCTATGAAACGATTCGTACAGAAGGTTGGG